GAATTGTTGTGCCAACGCATAAGGAACATTGAACGATGGCTTTGAGTTAGCCCAATCGACTATGTGTGTTTTTTGATTTTGGGGCCATGTTGAAGAATTGCTGTTTGCCATTTCCGTGAGGGTCATCGAAGAAAGGCCTGTGGTTCTACTTGCCAAATTTCCTCTCTTGGCAGCCGCGACATCAACATCTCTCGTTTCCATGTCGACTGGCGTATCCCTATTTCCGGTCAGCAGAAGATTTACTTCTTCATCACTAAAGCCAAGTTCTTTTAATTTGTTGACCGTATTTTGTAGTGTTTCTTTTCTCCTGTCGGCCTGTCTTATTGGTTTACCCTTTTCATCTCTTCTAATCATTCCGTCACCGCGCGTCATTGTATTTTCGGTGCTCGATGACAAACCGCCATCTATTTCTTTTTCGTTTCTCTCGATTGCTCTATTTACTATTTGGCGCGCTCGTTCCTTACTCACACCCAAATCGTCGGCTATGTCCTGAAGCGTCCCCCCATTTTTGCGAATTTCAAGAACCCTTCTGTCTCTATCATCAAGGGGTTTTTTACGGACAGTATTTCCGATTCTTTTATCCGGTTGACCCTTGGCCGTCAATCGAATTGGTTTAATATCTTCTCTTGGCGGCTGTGGGTCGGAATTCAACCATGCTTCTCCCCAAATCAAGGCTGGATGTAATTGCAGGGCTGACATTGTTAATTTATCTGCGGTGAATGCGTCGATTGATGCATCTGGCTCATACATCGCATCAATAACATCCCTGCCAACACCAAGAACGCGGGCTTGCTCATTTCTGTCTTTGCGGAGTCGCAATCGGTCGTAGTTGAGTAGTTCTCTGGCCTTGAGGGGTCCTCCTTTTTGAATCTTGTCCTTTGTCATCCAGCGACGATTATCTACTGGGGAAGCCCAGATTGGCGGCTCTTCCGGTGTTTTACTAGCAAGACCACTTGTGGGCGAACTTGGGGTTGGCATCTCCCTCCAGGTTCCGTCAAAAATGAATCCATCGCCGTCCATATCTCTTCGCTCCAGCGGATTAAGCACGCCCTCAATTTTTGCAACAGACCTTCTCATTCGTCTGCTTAGCGAACCCGGCGCAACCGCTCGTCCAATGAGTTTTCCAATTCCTTTTGTTTCAGTAAGTTCCTCTGTAAGGGATTTTTTTCTCATGCCCCTCTTTCGTTTTTCGTTGCCAAGTTCTCGTCGAATTATGGTTCTAATAACTCTTCTTTGTGCCTCTTGCTGATTTCTTCTACCAAGAAAAGTTGTTCCGGCAACTCGCGCATAATCTGAATTGTTTGTGCACGGCATCCATACTGTTCTTCCGGTTGCAGACGGCATTCTCCTAACACCTATGCACCCAAGCATTCTTGAACGTTTTCTTGCTGATTCAATATCTGCAAAAACGTCGGGGTCATTGTCTCTGGGCGATATGCCAGGAATATAGGCCTTGACACCACCTGAATAAATTGTTGTATTTATTGGTGCTGAAACAATTCCGCCACCATCAAGTGTTGCAAATCCACCAAGCGGCTTTGTTTCTCTTAAATTTTCCCATCCACTTCTTTTTTTCCTGCCCTTGGCTTTGCGTTTTTTGTATCGTTCATTCATTTCCTCAAATGATGTCTTTTTTTGGGGTTCTGAATCTTCAGAAAGTCTTTGCAATTCTTCATGGGTTTCGCACGGCATCCATTTTCCATCCGGCATTTTGTGTGCGCCAGAACAGCCAATCCACTGAGCGACGCGAAGCGCAAACACTTTCGAATTGGTATCTTGCTCAGTCGCCATTGGCGCACCTATTTCATCTTATTGAACTTAAGAGCCTTTATGCGCTCACCCGGAAAGCGCTTTTGATAAAGACGTGCTTCGTCCAGGTCTTCTTTAAACTCATCAAAAACGCCCTTGTAACACTTTTCAATAACTGACGGGTCGACATCATAATAATCGACGCCCTTTGTCTCCTCATTCATGGACAATATTGAATCGCGCACCGCTTGTTGAAGTTGCAAGCCTCGCTCAGTCAAATTTGGAAATCCCCAAATTGGATTAATGCCATCATAATCCATATCATCTTTTCCATCATCAATTTCCGAAAATGGCGGATAATCAATCAATTGATTAAGTTCCTTTTCCATTTCTTCCATTGTTTTTTCGGCTTTCAAATAAGCCGTATAGTCACGTTGTTTTTTCATACTTGCCTCATCCGTACCGTTTGATTATGTCGTCCCTGCGAGCAATCAGAGTATCAGCAAGAACTTTTGCTCGAGCAGGGTCGCCAACAATCGCTGAAACAGTTTTTCTAATTTGGTCATCTGTAATCGCGCCAAGTCTTTGCGTCTGTTTCTTGAGTTCACCTTTATCCATATTTGTGAAATCAACGTTGCCGCTCTTTTGTAGTGATGTCATTTCTCCGACTGAATTGCCGAATCCCATGCTTCCACCACTTCCCTTTTTCTGACCTTGGGCCCGGTAGTCAAGTGAACCACCAACGTCGAGACGAACTGCTCGACCATTGTTGTCTATCTTTATATTGTCATTTAGTGGGGCGTCCCAATTGGCAAGCCATGCGTCCACAACGAAGTGCGACCTTGCTGCCTGTTTATCAGACGGAGTACTTGGCATTCTTGTTTGCACCATCCTGGAAAGCATCACTGGCTGTCCGTTATTGGTGCCCATCTGCAAATCGGCAACTGGTGCTCCGGCAAGTTCGTACAATTTTCCAGCCAGCACCTCTGTTTCCATTCGCTCCGTGGCTTCAGCAACACTCTCTGAATTCTTTTTGAGTTTTGTGTAGTACTTTGTGCCGTTCGGGTCTGTCAACATCGTCGCCGGATTTGAGCCGACTGTCGGAGGATTCGACTTCGTCCAACTATCTGTGTTTACTGCAGATTTGCTAATTGGCGTCGCTGGTGTTTGTGTCGGTGGCTTTGGCGCTTCCGTGTCTGATGGTGAGCCAGCATCTCCGCCATCAGAACCAGGGCGACGTGTTGATACGCGCCTTCTGCGCCCGCCAATCAAAACCCGTTTCCGCTCCTCTATCGGGCTACCCTCGCGACTTCTGTCGGGCCTTGTTCTCCATGAGCGCCAGACGCTTCCAACTGGTGCTCCCCCTTCTGTTTTGGCCATATTTTCCGCTTCTTCGCTAGTCATTGGACGCTGGAAGGCGGCCACGTTGGCCCTGTTGTGCAGCAGGAATGGATTGCTAACTCCACTGCCATCGTTTGTGTCAATTCCGTCCACACCAATCAGCGGAGCAAAATAGCCAACGTCTTTCTGTCTGGTAAAACGAGACAGGTAATCGAACGCTCTGAGTATTTCTTTCTTTTCTTTGTTCGTTGCGTCAGATGATGGAGCCTTGTCGAGTTCTTCAAGTCTCTCAACGAGTTGTCTAACTATTTGACCGCTTCTTGATGTTTCTCCTTCAAGACCTGGCAAAGCCTTCCTATATGTCTCGGCAAGTTCTCCCGGGGTAAGAGCATCTGCCGCGTCTCGTCCACCAAGTGCCTTCGTTGCATCAACGGCACGACTTGTTAGGTCACGCATCTTGTCGCGTTCTCTAGTGAGTTCGCCTACGGTTACGACATCTGCGCTTGGTGGTACCAGGACAAGCATCGTATGTCGCTGGTCGCCTGAGCCTCGGTATCCAGACCAGTGCTGGCCCGGGAATGCAAAATACTCACCGACGCCGAATGCGCGCGAACCTTGACCAGGTATAAATCTTGCTTCGCTTTCATCACTCAAGAATTGTTCGACATAGGCCTCGCTCAGAACATCTTGCGAACCCGTTCCTCTAATTATCGGCTGCCAGCCAGCAGCCACAAGGCGCCGCACCTCATCCTCGGTTACGAGAACTGGCTCACCCGAATATCCGCTGTTTACCCAAACGTCAGCAAGCACCTGGTCAAATACTTTGTCTTCTGAACTTCTTGCCTTTGTAAGGTCGTCATCAAGTTTTGCAAGAACAGAAACGTAACGCGGAGTCACATTTACCTTGCCGTCATTGTCTATGAGAATTGGGGACAATGACGCTTTCTTCTTGCTCATGTCGCGAGACAATTCGTCTGCATCTCTTGATTTTCTAAACTTTGACAGCATCGTTCTTTTTAGTGCGCGTGCGCGCAGGCGAGCACGCTTCATCTCTAGTTCTGGGTCGCCAACATTTATAATGCGACCTTTTCTAAATGAACCAGTCCGTCTTAGTGCGCGTTGTCTTGCTTTTGCCGCTCTCTTTTCGTTAACCCTAAGCAGGCGACGACCAATCGATAGTTTCTTCGCCTTACCAAGGTCTTCATCGGTCAATTCATCAACCGTTTTTGCTTTGTCCATTCCCCCGGCTTGTTTGGCTATTGAAGAATCGCCCATCTTGAACTTGCCAGTAGCACCTGTTCCAACATTCTTGTGAATCGCTGCTCTTGTTCCGGTGTGGAAATGTTCAAGATTAGAGAAATTGTCATCCTCTTCCATGTTAAGAATTGTCAAAAGGTCGTCAAGGTCGCGTGCGGCGCGCGAATAGGCCTCGGTCATAATCGGCTGACCGTTTTTATCTGTCTTAACCGTGCCGTCTTCGTTAAGTTTGTACTTTTTAATTTTCCCCTTACGAACTGCGTCGTCAAGAACAACCAACATGTCCTGAATGTCGTCTTTTGTCAGTGGGTCATCGGCTGGGCGCCCCTTGTAAGTCCCACCACCTTCGCCACGTGCTCGCTTTTTGACGGCGCGAATAGTTTCCTTGTCGCTTCCTTGCTGGGCAGCCGTCCACCATGATTTAAATACTTTTGTTTTTAGCCTGTCAGAAAGCACCTTTTTCTGTGCCGCTATCGCATCTTTTGCTTTTGCTTTTTGTTCGTCATTCATCGACTCCCATAGAACTCCATCTCCCTCGCCCTTGGTTTTCCCAAAATTATCCAACATATCGATGATGAGTCGAGTTCTCCGCTTCTTTTTGGGCGTGTCTGGGTCTCCCGCTTTTGGAGCATCACTCCTAACGTCGGGAGTTTCTGTCGTTGAGGCAAGGCCACGTGGCCGTGATGCTCTTTCGGTTGTTGCAACAGACATTCTTTGTGTAAGTGACTGTTTAATTGGTCGTCGTGTTGATTTGCCGGTGGTTCTAGAAGCAAGTGAAGCGTTTTCAATTTGCTTTTCCATGTCCATTATGCCGACTCTGTCGTCTTCGTCTAAGCCCTTTTCTGGACTTCTGGCAATCCGGAGGGCATTCAGTGCTTTCTGTTTTTCATCAGGTGTTAACTTTTCACCGCGTCGCACTTTCATTATTGCTTGAATTGCGTCATCTGTATCACTGCCATCAGTGCTTGACTTCAAGCCGCCGGACTGGATTAATTTTTCCATATCCATGACCCCGATTCGCTCATCCTCGTCGAGGTCTTTGTCTCTTGTTAGTTTTAGTGCGTTAAGGGCTTTTTTCTTTTCGTCATCAGAAAGTTTTTCGCCGCGCTTCAATTTCATAATTGCCTCAACAGCATCATCAATATCGCTGCCAGTGTCGGTTGAGGATTTTAGACCGCCGATAATTGAGTTTTCCAAATCAATTAATTCAATTCTTTCGTCCTCGTCTAAACCCTTGCTTGGGTCACGAAGAAGCCTGAGAGCATTAATGGCTTTTTGTTTCTCATCAGGGTTAAGTTTTTCTCCGCGCTTAAGTTTGGTGATTGCATTAATCGCATCTTCCGTATCGCTATTGTCGGTCGTTGAGCGAAGGCCGCCACCGCGTCTTTCACCGCGTCTTTTCTTTTCGAGTTCTCTATATGAGTCTCGTAGTCTTTCTTGCAGGTTATCCGAAATGGTTGACGCAAAGATAATGGAACTATCGTCGCCCTCTTTATACACTTGCCAAGTTCTGTCTCCGGCTGAATAATCTCCAAAATAATTGGGTTCTCTTGTTTTGCTAAGTTCGATTTTGTACCCGCGTTTCCTAAGTACGCGCTTTATATCTTTTAGATATTCGTCATTGCCCGACCGCCACCATGGCGAAATAGACCCTGGCGTCGCAAACGGACGATTATTGAGTTCATCGAATAAATGAATAAGAGTCTTTAACTGGTCGTCGGTTAGTGAATCAAAATCAACATCACTAAGGTCAGGACCCAATGGGGCATCCTTTACGCCAGGAACTTCTAAATATGCTGGTTTCCACGAGGTTAATTTTGGTGTTTTGTCAGTCGTCGAGCGAAGGCCGCGGATTTCATTTTTGTCGATTTTTTTAAGCCCGGAAAGGGCGCTATCAAAGTTGGGAACTTTTGAACCCGACAATATTTCTTTTAGGCGTGCAACGTCTTTGTCCAGTTCTCTTGCCCGCTTGCCCGCCTCTTCTCGTTCTTCTCTACTTCCAACCCCAAAGCCGCCACCACCAGGTAGACCCATGCGACCCGTTCTGGAGGAAAAGCCAGTAGTGTCTTCTCTTCTTTCTCGTCTGGCAACCTCACGCTGTGTACGACGACGGTATTCTGCTTCGGAAACATTGCTTGGGCGATTTGCTTCTCTTTCTTCTGGCGTCATATCCGTCATGTCAATTTTTTCGGGGACGAAGTCTTTTTCGTATTTTCTGTCCTCTTCTCTATCTAGGGCATTCAGTACGCCCTTAAGGAAGTTTGCTTTGTTGTCGGCTTCCGCTCCATCTTCCAGGGCAAAATCCTGTTGCATGTCCCTGACCATTGCATACACATACGGCTCATCGACATTTTGTGCCGCCCACCTTCGGGCAACATCATCAATATCGTCATCATATTCCCAATCTGGGTCGTCAAATCCTTCAAGTTGACCAAGGAGGTCATTAACCTTGTCGGTGGCTGCCTTCCGCATTTCTTTGTCCGAGAGTCGGTCTCTTGACGTAGAAGAACCAAGGCCACGAGTGCTGTCAAGTCTGTTAACAAATCGTTTGGCATCTTCTAGGGAATCGAAAGTTTCTGGATAATCCATGTCCTTCCAATTTGGTTCACCGTCAAATGATGGAAGAGACTGTTCAGACCTAACCCCAAACTCCCCATCATCGTCTTGGTCAATGAAGTAACGGTGGTTATCGTTCCCGTCAAATTCCCACGAACGACCATCGCTATTTGCTGACCAGCCATCTCTGCTTCTTGTTGTAGAGGCAAGCCCGCCATCTTTTGGTGGGCCCTTCTTGATGTCATTTATGAGGTCGCTGAGTCGTCCGTCGCCATCGAAGTCGTCGTTATTTTTTGCAACATCCTTTAAGGACTCAAGCAAAGAAGCACGTTCCTTATCGGACAAAGGTTTGCCAGATTCAAGTTTCTTTAGCGCATTAACAAACTGTGGCTCATTTGTTCCCTCTGCTGCTTGCTGTAGGTCGTTAATTAGTCCTTGGTACTTGTCGGTTTGCGATTTTGGTCCACTACGGGTCATGTCCTTGACTTCATTTATCAAGTCCCTTAAGCGGTCATCGCCATCGAAGTCGTCATTATTTTTTGCAATATCTTCGAGAGTTGGAATAATGTCTTTTGCTTCTTCGGGAGAAAGACTAATTCCCTTTTTAACCTTATTGAGACTTCTTTCCAGGTCTGGCTCGTTTGCGCCTTCCGCGGCCCCAAGAATATCGTCTATAACTGAGCCAAGTCGAGCCTTTCTACCTCTTCCCTCTTGGTAACGAACACGCGCGCGAGGGTCATTAGCAAATTTTCCAAGCCCAAACGCTATTGCTGCTTCAAGAGCATTTGCCCTGCTTGTTTTAGGGCTCTTTGGGTCGTACGACGCAATCACGTCGGTTGCGTCCATGTCTTTTCCGGAGTTAACACCACTAATAAATTCGGAAAGTTTTGCGAGTGATGCCGCGTCATAGCGAGCACCAGAGCGAGTTCCAATATCCAGTGCTGTGCCTTCTACCAGTTTCTTGATAACTGCGTCAGGATTCTTTTTGAATTCGTCTCCCAAAATTGATGTTCTAAGTTTTGCGGAGACCGATGAAATCAAGTCGCCCCATTCATCGCGATTATTGCCCGGCCAAATTTTCTCAAATGCCGATTGAAAATCTCGAGTTGGGTCAAGTGGCACTCCCGGGCTCTCAAGGTCTTGCATGATGTCAATTGCCTCACCAAGGGTTAACTTTGATGAAGATTTGAGGCCGCTGTTTTTATTTCTGTCGACCAGTGAGGTTCTGCTGACAATTTTTGGTTTATTAACCGGCTTTTTATTGCGCAATTTACCAATCGGATTACTCGGTAATTTGTTTTGCTCTCTTTCGAGTTCTCTAATTAGGTCGTCTGGTTTGTCATCGAAGCCTGCTTTGCGCGCACGCTCATAGATAACGTCTTTAAATAGTTCAGTTCTGCCATCCCTGTATGTAACAGTTAAATCACCGTTTTGGGGATTGTAGGTTATTTCTCTCGCCAAACTTGAATTCTTGGGGTCCATTCGCATGAGGCGCGCCGTTGCGGTTCGTGGTGGCCCACCCGGACCATCGGGGGCTGCCTGAGTCGCAGAACGAAGACCCTGTGCTCTCCTGAATGCGCCCTGAATGGTGTCTCTATTTTTTCTGATTGCATCAACGGACGGCTTTTTGGCATCCGGCAAAAATCTTGTGGGGTCCGGCATTTCTCGCCACGTACCATCAAAAATCATTCCGTCGCCGTCGAGGTCGCGACGCTTTCGAGGGTCAAGTACCCCTTCAATAACACGCGAGGCCAGTCGACGCATTTTTCCGCCAGAACGCCGGTTTGGTATTGCGCCACGCACCGCTCTGCCAATTGAGTAGCCGAGTCTTCCCTTAACAAAAACGTCGACAATTTCTTTGGTTGTTTTACCAACGTGGTCGCGTTTTACTAAAACTAGATTTTGGTCAGCAAGAATTTGTTTATTGACGACCTTTGTTATTTGTTCTCCGAACTGGCGCTCTATTCCACGAGACATTTTTGAACGAATGTCGTGTCTTTCTGCCAACTGAGACGCCCTATTGGGCTTGATATTAAATTGCTTGGTCCTGTTGTTAAAAGCCAACTCATTTACGCGAACCCTAAATGCTATTTCACTTTTGGCTACTGTTTGCTTAAAGTTTTTGACTTTATAGTTAAGGGACACTCGTTTTTGCCATGGCTGACTAGGGAGTCGGTGACTCGTTATCGCAGGAAATCGAGAAGCGTTCGCGAATCTCTGAGAGTCAACCAAAACATGACTATTGTTTGATTTTGTCAGACCACTAGCAACCGCCACAACGTCTTTAGTGTCGACAATAATTTTTTGAAATAGTTCTTCTGGAAGATTTTTAAACTCACCAACAGAAACATCAATTGGCAGGTCAGTGAGACCCGCCGTATTTTGATTGGCCCACTTTGACCACTCAATCCCTTTATCGCTCCATCCGTAATAGGTGTTAACACCAGCATTCTTAACGACAATGCCAAAATAAACGCCCCTTGCAACGTTCCTGAGCACGGCATATTGTTTCATTTATTTACCAGACACTATTTCGTTAAACAATTCATTTTGGGAAACCAACAAGTTCAGCCTTTGGGAAAACATTTTTTCAATGATATTGAGGTGAATCTTTTCGCCGGCTGAGAGTTTGCCGTCATTGTAAAGTTTTGACTTGAAATTTGTAAAATTAAACTCTCTGGCGCGTTGAATAAGTGTAGCAATAAATTGAATCACCTGGCGCCGCTGTGCTTCCCTGAGTTCTTCAAAGTATTTTCTATACAATTGAGAATTCGTTGGAGATAGCAAATCCTTGAGAGCGGCTTCGGTCCTATCTCTGATTGATATTTCTGACAAATTAACCAAGCCAGCACCGTCATTGGTCATGGGAACAAGTTTTGTTCTACCTTTGGAATCTGCAATTTCTACGGAGCCAGGATTTCTATTTTGTACATCGCTTAACAGGTCAGAAATCATTAATCGAGTCACTTCTTGCCATGGCGCACTCCTGAACATGGCATCTTCTTTTATCTTTCCACCCTTGACTGCAGTCTCCGCACCTTCAACCAAATACTTTCGAGAGTCGCCTTGACCAACAAACGTAATACTGGGTGATTCAATCCCAAAATGCTGTTGCAATTCTGACGCAAATCTTTGAGCAACCGCCTCAAATTTTGCTGGCTTGGTCTTTTCCATGTACTTATCGCCATTTGGCATCGTAAGCATAAATCGCGAATCGGAAATTCTGTCTCGCTTGATTTCGTTGACTTTTGCCAAGGCCTGCTGCAGCACTTCTGGGGAAATCTGAGACAGAGAACCACCTCGAGCAATATGTGCGACCGCGTCGGCAGTGCTTGTTATTTTGCCGCCAATTGCAGCAGCCGACTGTGGTTGTGGACTGGTTTCTGGTGCATCATCTTCAGTTGATGCTTTTGGAGCACGTTTTCTGAACGACATGCTTGCCCACTTCTGGCGACCATCTTTTCCTATTTCGTTTGGATTTTTAATGCCGACAAAGTTTTCCGAATATCCGATTCCTTCACCAGTTTCGGTGGCCACCATTTTTAAGCGAGCCGCTGGGTCTTTTGTATTATCAGAATCAATCGCGGCGTTTACAGTTCTGCCAAGTTTCCTGCGCTCGCCAACAGTAAGCGGTCTTCTTTTTTCTAGTGTTAATTCAGAACCACCAGGAAGAACATACTTTAAACTTTGGATTCCAGTATTTGACAGAAGCCCAAGTTCGTCCTTGCCAATAACATCAGGACTGGAAACACTCATAAGGTATGTGGCCCCCTCCATGTCCCTATTGTCTGGAATCGTCCTCAAAACCGATGGTGGAACGACGGGTTCAAGAACAAATCCGTCACGTCGAACCATGCGCGAAGTCGATTTATCCACGGCGCCAAGTGGTTTGACAAGTTTCTTAATTTCTATTCTTGCTTTCGCTGGATTAGAAATGGTAACTTTTGGAATTTGTGGAGCCCTGCTTATTGCATTGCCATCAATTGATTCACCAGCCCCAAGTACGGTTCCAGTTACATTCGAGTTGGGTGCTTCTCTTTCTAGGGCTCTCCTGATGAGGGAAATTGCGGCACCAAGTGGACCGGGAATCGCAAATAGTTTTTGTCCGCAAGTTGAGAATCTATTGTCCGTAAAACGACCGCCGTATTGATATCCCTCCGGACACCTCGTATATCCATCCCCGCCCCTTCTAATGTTTGGAATCCCAGGTATTCCTGGAGTTAAAAGCCTCGTCACCGATGAACGAATAGGACTCCTAATTACACTAAGGTTTCCTGGGGTAAGCATGGAGCCAGCCGCCTGAACGGCCTGTAGTGCTGGATTGTTTGACGCAAATGCCCCAATCCTTTTGAATTCAAAATCTCTTCCTCGACCACAACGCTTAATTAATGCCTTATAAGAAATCAATTCTTGACGCATGGCGCCAAAACTTTTCATTATCTTTGTTGGTGCGTTTCCGCTGTGCACAAATACGACTCGAACCTTTTTTATTTCTGTGTCTGGACAACACAAACTTTTTGTAGAGATTGGTCGTATTTCGGAAATGAGCAATTTATTTTGCATATCAACTACAACACTTCATTCCAACATACTCTGCATAAACCGGCATGCCAGCAGCATCCTCGCCCTCGATTTCCCAATTGTCATCGTTGCGCAAATATTTAACAAATTCCTGTTCTGCATCCATAAATTCCATTAGAACCTTTTCGGCATACGATAAGTCACCGGCGGTCAAAAGATTCACCTCTTCTGACTTTACTCTCCATATGTCCTCCGAAAAAAATTCATCCTTGTTTTCAATTATCTCATCACTTTTACCCAAAGCCCTGCTATTTCCGACGTTCCTAGCCAATCTGCCGGGCACTCTTCTTATTGCTCGGCCGAGGCGTTCGTTGAATTGAGAATTGGTCCAATTTCTCTTTTTGAGTTTTCCCTTGCAGTTTTTCATTCCGGGATGATGACACCCCTCATTTGGCCACAATCCTGTTGTTTCGTGATGCAACCATGCGCAAATATTGTTGAGTGGGTATAGTTCTGGATGGTCAGCCAAAATGACCCTACAGCGCCTGAAACCACCAGGCTTACGCATGATTGGGCGCCAATATCGAAGAAGTCTCTCTAGGTTTCCTCTCCGTGGGCCGTACCCGCGCAGAATATCGCCAGTGATTCTCTCTTGAGGGAGGTCAAAAATGACGTCCTGTGGTGCCTTGAAGTTGAGTTCATCCATTCTTGGATTTCCTTCTTCTTTTTCCTTTTTTAAATTTTCGTTCTGGTGAATCAATCCAATTTGAAATCATCTTTTGCGACCACTGGCCAGTATTTTTCGCCAATCTAAAATCCATTGCCCTGTTCTCATAATCAAGAGATTTTGGAACACGACGCAGAATGTCCTTGTTCACCACGGACCCATCCAAAAGTTCATCATGAATGGGCAGCGATTTGCCTACAAAAACAGAATACCAGTGAACGCTGCTGTTCGATAGATGTCCATTCCAAAGGTAATCATGGAATTTCGTTCCCGAAATCCTATGCATGCCTGGATTATTGTCAACGTATTCCCAAAAATTTGTAACTCGTGCATCCCCGACTATGTTTTTTACAATGCAATCGGTTTGTTCGTCGCGCGCATCAACGACAAAATAAACTCTGTCATTACCAGATTTTCCGACAAGTATTGATTTCATTTTGATACGGACTCTTTATCATCTTTTTTGTTGCGATTAATTCTTCGCGCGCGCCTACGGCCAATTTTAGCAGATTTTGCATTTTCGGCTATTAATGGCAGAAATGCATAAAGAACCACCAGCGGGTCGAAGTCTTCCAGATTTGTGGCTTCCTCGGGATTCGCTGATTTTACAGCCGGTCCCAATTTTTGAATAAGGGGCGAAATAACGCTTCTGCTTCCTTTCGCTGGTTGCATCAGGACACCAGTGACATTTACTGCTTCTGTTTCCTCTCCGCTTAAATTTCGCACCTTTTTTCTAGACGCTGCCGTCGTTCTGATGTCTGGGGCTCTGGCAAACAAAAACCATGCAGCGAATGCCTCAGCCAATGCTTCTGTTGCTTTGGTTGCTGCGTAACGACTTGGTTGCAGTTCTGCTTCGATTTGCCTAGTTCTGCTTCCAGATTCGTAAAGGTCTTCAATGTCGCCACCCCTGAACAACTTTTTGGTGATTCTTTTCATTTTTTCTGCTCTCGTTTCATTGGGGGGGCCGTCATCAAAAATGGACACAAACATAGACTTAAGCACTGAGGGGAGTTCCATTGTTGATTTGCTTTTATCACGTACTGCGAAATCAAGCAGGTGTCCAAACTCATGCACCGTTGTTGCGTAGGCAAGCCTTGCCCCAACCGTGTTCACTAATTCCTCGTATTTGGCCTCATCATAATTTCGGTCAGCGGAAACGGACCGCCTCCACGGCGGCAAATTGTCGGGCATGTCGGCGCTCGGCTCCAAGAACGAATCATCAAATGCGGGTAAACCAAGTTGCGCCATAACGGTTGGAAGTGCACCGCCAGGAACACTTATTGCATTTGCCGTGCGGCCAGGGCCATCGGTCACCTGAACTCGTTGGTGGCCCCTAAACCTTGGGCCCCAGTCTCTTTGCACGAGTCTCCTGGCTCCGTCAGTAAGTTCATGAATATTTATATCAATTCGCGTCCTTGCTTTGTCACCATCCCTAAATCTCTGTGACCTAAACAATTTTGGCCGTGGGCCAAATGTGCCGAGAACTTCAGTTGGCATAAATAAATCACTTCTGCCTTCTGCCCCACCGTCTGTAATATTTATGGAAAAATTATTGTCTTTAAGCAATTGCTGCAGACCTGGAGTATTCAGAAGCATGTCATCAAATGCTTGCATGGCTGCGTAACCAGCGGCGTGTCGAGCAGTTGACTTCATGTCCCCCTTTTTATTCTTGAAGATGCTCTTTGACACCTCAACATCTATTCCATATTTCTTCTTAAAGTATCTCTGTGCTTGTCTGCGCGATGAACCAAATTTTTTCTTCAGTGTGTCAGGTTTTGCAACAACGGGAATGCCGAGCGAATCTCTTCCGTTTGGTAGTTCCTGCGGCCCTTGGTCCAATTTTTGACCAAGGGTTCTGCCAGAAGGTTTTGGTGGAAAATCAAAGTCTTGAGAACTTCTGGATGTTGACGATGCAAGCCCACCAGATTTTTGTTTCTGTACGTAGTCTGCTTTGGCAGTATCAAAGGCGGTTATATCTTTGTCAAATCTTTCCTGTTGTTTGGTTACGTAATTTGTCCTATTGGTTTCATCCAAAACGTCTGTTGACCATTTATTTTTTATTGCCCCCTCTATTAGTTTTCTCATTGATTCAGCAGTCGCTTCTGCATCTGCGTCAGCGGTATGATGTTTGTCGCCAAGTTCGACCTGTAGGTATTTCGTAATGTCGGCAAGACTATTTGACGGAACATTCTTGCCAAGTTTTTTGTTGAATTTAAAAGGCCCATCAGGTTTTTCATCGGAGTATCTCGGCAACACCATTGATGCCATGTCTTTAAGGTCAATCCAGCCAGCCACGCTGAAATCGATTCCGTGCTTTTTGAGTGCGTCTTCCAAAACGTCTTTGTCAAAAGCGGCATTTTGCACTCCCATCATCGCATTGGGTCCAATAAATTCGGCAAGTCGTCTATGGGCTTCAGCAACAGATGGCTTGTTCTGTAGAAACTCATCTGTAACAAGATTGCCGTCGTAGTCCTTAAGATTGTCCCTCGACCATTGCTCCCAATCACTACGAGGAATTCCTGGATTTACATAGGTTTCAAATCTCTTTGTAACTTTTCCGTTCTTTACTTTTACAGCACCAATTTGTGTAACTTCTCCGTTGCCGGTAGAGAAATTAAATTCATCGAATTTGAGCCCTGTTGTTTCGTAGTCAAGGTAGGTTACTTCCACATCGTCGTAGCGCTTTTTGAAGTCCTCCCAATCTTTGGCTCCTTCAAAGATTTTATTCATGTCTCCAAGTATTGGACCATATGATGGCTTTCTTGGGTATTGGGGTTTTTCGTTTTTGGTGTCCGTTGACGATTTTAGACCTGTCGTTCTGGATGCAAGTCCACGACTTTTTGGTGCTGGAATACGTGCAAATTCGTCTCCCGGTTCCATCGTTGTCAATTCCGCTGCTTCTCTCGGCTTCATGTAACCAAAATCAATATTGCCGACTCCCCCAACGTGCGCGCTGTCGCGAAGTATCTGCAAAACTTCCCGAGCGTATGCTGGATTGGAATCAGTTCGTTTTGCAACTGGCTTTGGTGCGATACCAAATTCCCATGTCCATTGATTGGCTAGAACGATTATTTCTGATATTGGTGCGTCCACGACAACAACATTCATGTAGTGGTTGTTTCCCAATATTCCGTCCATCGCATCCAAACCCAACTGTGCAGCCCATCTATGATGACCATCAATCACGTACCCATCTCGCGAAACAAATATTGGCTTTTTACCAGGATTCCATTTTTTGGTTTCATCATATTTTCCAGTTGCTTTATCAAACTTTCCACGAATTGCGCCACTCAACATGGTGGCAACTTTGTGTCCCTGCATATCTCTCTGTGTGGCTTTTAGTTTTTCTGATTGAACTTGCCTTGGTTCCGATACACGGAGACCGGCATTTTTCAAGAAAGCAACGAAACTGTCTGTTCCATCAACTTCTGTTTCTGGTTGTTCTCCTCTGGCTATTCTCTCAGCATTTTGTCTTTCAAGCCATTCTGCAGCCGTAGTTCCTGGAAGGGCGTCGCCAATTGATTGGGGCATCAAATATCTCGGCATTCCCTTATTTCCAAGGCAAAATGCGCTCGTACCTTTAACCGTTACTTGACACAAGTCAAATACAAAGTTTTTTAGTTTGTCTTCGGATATTTCTCCATTGTGATACATCTGCTCCAAAGTTTGAACAAGTCTTGCAAAATCATCAATCAATGTATGCGCGCCTTCCATGTCGGGCATATCAACATCGTGACCGTCAAGAACGGCCAATACAGCCTCTTCGACCGTATTAACTTTCACCAATAATCTTTTTTCTTCTGGCGCTATTGGTTGATTTGTCTTTTTTTGTGCCATTTCATTCATGTATCTTTGCCAGTCTTCGTCAGTAATTTTCGACGAGACGTTGAGGTCAGGGGTCCACAGGACTACACCATCTGCAGTTTCCGAAACTGTTCCCCTCTTTGGTGTTTGGGTTGAGGACGCGAGGCCACCCCGTGGGGATTCTGGCCTTAATCTTCTTAATTCATCGTCGACCATGGAGATAAAGTTTTTATCATTTACTGAACTTGTGCCGAAGCCTGATTCGTTATTTGGGTGGTCAAACAGGGGCGTGCCGTTACCCTTCTCCGCCCTAATTTTCCTGTATCTCAACAATGCTTCATACGGTGTTGTCTTTTCATCCATAATTACATCTTTGGGCGAAACATCTACCCATTGCCCGGAGGAAATCTGCCTATCAACCCACTTTGCTGTCATTGCAGCGTTGAATGGTTCAACATCGTCAAGACTTAGTTCTCTTGAATCAATGATTACATCGATTCCGTATTTTTCGAACAACTCATCGCGTTGACGCGCCGCCGCAATTAGGTTTGTAAAACTTGCTTGGGGATTTGTTCCAAGCATGCTCATTTTTCCCTGTCGCCACATGTGCTCACCGCGCAAACCAAAAGGTTCGGAAACAATAGATTCAACATCAGAAAGTTCAAAACTTCCAACTGTCAAGGACTCCACATATCGCTTTCGGCCATTGCTGCCTGCGCTAGCCACGGTATCTCTTCTTCCCGTTCGGGTTTCAAAAAGAACGGCCAATGGGTCAAAAAACATCGAGGCCAAACGCCCGTCTTCAGATAGTTTGGAAAGCCGCGCGCCCGGCTCAACCACATCGCTACCACTCGTGCTTACGTCACTTACCGAATCACCATTGATTGCGAGAGTTCGTTCTGCAACTTCAGGTCTCAAAACAATTGAATTGGCGCCATATTGACTATCGTTTTTCCATGTTTGTTTGCGAGTTCCAGTATGTGCTGCTTGCTTCCCCTCTTTACCAATCGACGGTGCGTCGTGCTGTATTTCAATATCCTCGCCATACAGTTCCCTTAGTCGTCGAGCCCTTGTTTCGCCTGGTAAGGTTTGCAACGTCATTGCCGAGGATGGCCTCAACGACGTTGTTTCGGAATCGGTATCGCCAGAGAAGTTCAACAATTGCGATTCTGCTGCGCGCCTTATTGCAGGAACATCAAATCCGGTTACTTGGCCGCCTTGAGTTTCTCTACCTTGATGGACGGTTTCATATCTGCCAGAAGTAATGAGGTCTACCGGACTTCTCATCAATACTGTCGCCCTTTTATCAAATGGGCTCTCAAATTTGCCCATTGCTTCTTCAATTGCTGCATCGTATTGTTCTGGCGTCATTGCGCCGACTTCTTTTATGAAATCATCTATTTGACCAACAAGTTGTTTATCGCCCCTAACATCTGCTATTTCCCGTAAAACCTCCAACCTATGACCGAATGTGTCATCTCCAGGCATTTGTCTCAGTATTTCAAGGTCAGACAATGTTGCGTTTTCCGCAAGTCTGCGCAAAATCTGTTTATTTTCGGCACTCATAGACGTTTGGATTGCCCTCTTCACTGCCGTCATCGCTTCTGGTCTCAGTCTGTCGGCTTTTGCTTGTTCAATCAGTTTTGGGACAATCTCTCTTTCTTGCCTGTCCACGTCTACGCCAATATCACTGGCCTTTGCAAGAATGTCAATTGTTTTTTGATTAGCGCGATTGCTTCTGTTTTGTGAATTAATTTGATTTACGGTGCTTGAGCGCAACCCTGTGCTCGCCGGCATAGCCCTATCTGGATTAAATTCTCGAGGAATTTTTTCAAGTTCGTAAATCAATTTATCGGGTTTATTTTCGGCGCCTGCGTCTCTTACTCTCCCATAGGAGACATTTTCAAATTCTCGAGATGTTCCATTTCTGTACGACACCTTAAGCGTTCGCGTTTGTGGGTCGTATTCTATCTTGTTTGCAAGTTTTGAATTTCTCGGGTCAACCTCCATGGCAACTGCCGCCTGTGTTCTGCCAACCCTTGCTACTTCCTGACGTCGTTCAATTCTATTTTCGGCCCGCTTAGCAACAATGCGTTGACCAAGTGGACGTGATTCACTTGACCCAAGTGAGTGTAAAACCTGTCTTAGTTCGTTTAATTGTTCATCGGTTGTTTTTTGTGAAGTAATACGACCAAGCGCAACTCCATCATTTGTTCTTCCGAATATCTCTACTTCTCCTGGCGGCAAAATAAGAGAACCAACCTCACCACGCTGAGTGCCCGGAGTGTAGTCAGGAAGTCCGGTTGAACCTTCTGGAACGAGCAACATAATTCTTTGTGCGTCACTATTTCCGTTTGGTCCAATATCTTCTGCGGAATGCACAATCGCCGTAAAATGTTTTCCGACAGTTAGTGTTGTGCCAATTTGTTCATCCGGAAGACCAAGACTCATGGGCGGTAATTGAATTTCGGCGACCATGTCAGTTGGAACATCAGAGGAATCAATCAGGTCCATAAATGGAATGAATTGATTTTCGACGGCATTTACAATTTCGTCTGGGCGAGACCTAAGCGCACGATTCCAGTCTGTCGGGTCAGATGTATTCCACAACGAACCGCGCCAATTGCCATCAACAAGTTTGCGTTGCTGTTCAGTGGCGGCGTCCAATACAACTTCTCGCATCATATTGTTTGCCCGAGAAACATCAGAACGTGACCTCATTCCGTCCAGTGTCTCTATTAATCGTCTTGCAAGTTCCTTATCGGAGTCTGGGGAACTATCCACTACCTCAACCCCCTCCATGCCAGCAATTCCAGGTATGTCGCCAAAACGTTCTGTTGCTTTACGGTTTCTTCTTCTCTCTCGAGCCTTTTTGCCCGTAAGCGTGTCCTTTATTCCTTGACGTATTTCGTTCTTAAAATCTCTAATTACTGGCTTTGGGTCTGGATTTACGGCGCCGAAATTATCATCAATATCCGAACCGTGACGAAGCGGACCAAGAAAGGCCTCAATCTCTGGCGTCATATCAATAAGACCAGCATCAACGCCGGTAGATATTTCTGCCTGCATTTCAGCAATCGTTAAAGAAGCGTTTCTTTTGTAGGCAGCCTGCGTTACTTGCAACAAATTTAAATCACCGCGATTGTATATTTCCGCTACTTCTGAGAACACGCTTACAGCCGCCTCAAATTCTGGGCTTTCGGGGTCCATCCTTTCCATCTTTGCCCTTAATTCAGAAAGTGGTAAATACAAGTCGTCAGTGCTTTGCATTAGATTTGAAAGAAACGGCGCTCTATGCGCCGCTTCCCAGTAATGCTTCATGGCATACCTTCCACCCATATTCTTGCCGAGAAGAACCTGCATTACTTCTGGCATGTTCGACATGGCAGTGGAAAGCCATTCCGGATTACTGATTATTGATGCATAGTCCCAATCTCTGCCCAAAAGGCTGAACATTTGTCCTCCGCCGAGCAAATTTTCTGCCAAAATCATCATGTCTTCGTTTGACATTGAATCCGCCAACCCAGGAATCGTTCGCAAATAATTTTGAATCAACATCAATTGACGACCGTGTGTCATCTCGTGATTCATGATGTACATGCCTTGGCCGACCTGTCCAGCGTTTTTCGCATGCCAAAATTGCTGAAATCCCGTTCCTGATTCTGTTGCGTTTTGCAAGTCCTCTATTGTTTCAAGGTCATTGAGATATGCATCTCTTGCCCGTGTTCGTCCAGCAGCATCAATGGAAGAACTTATTGCTTGAAGTTTTGCAACTTCCGTGCCGACCATACCATCTGGTTCAAACAGGGTGAATTCACTCTTGCTTATCCCCATTTCTGCTTCTGTGTTCATTATTGTCCGCAGTGGGTTTATCATCATCTTGTATCCGCCGCGTTCATCCGTAAAGCAAACGGCATCGTTGGCGCCCAAATCTCGAGTGTCCGGGAATCCAATCGAAAGTTCCCTGAAGCCGTCTGTCAGTTTTGGATTATCTTTTCTTTGTTTGATAAGACCTATCAAAAGACCCGCTTCTTGTTGTCTCATTTTGTCCCATTTTGTTTGAGCCTCAAAGACAATCTTAAACATATCGGCGTCACGACCGAACACTTCTTCGGCAGTTCTTCCCCCACTCATGACTTCCATGAGTTTTTGTTTCATCAAGTTTGGATTGCCTGCAAACTTGGTGTTTATTATTGAAGCAAGTTGCTCATTGGTGAGCCCGAATTTTTGCGGGTCGCTAAACAAATAGTCAAGTACTACATCTATTTGTCTTGCCCTATGTTCAGCCATTGCTACGTCCATTGAGCCCGCGCCAAATTTGCTGCCAAAATATGCCTTAAAATTTGCTCTCCAGCCGCCATGCTCTGGAAGATTGAGTAGGTGTAATACTTTTGCCAAACCCATTTGCACTGATTGTGGGTCTGTTGGGTCTATGTCGACACCAAGTTCTGTTGCAAAATCCAAAACGCCCTGAATGTCGGAGCGCTGCTTGTCTCGAACCTTTTGGCGCCTGACAGCAGTTTGGGTGAGTTTTTTAATTTTTTCCGGACTCAATTCCGGGTACGTTTTACGAATCATGTCCTCAAACACTTCTTCGTATCTTTCCGGTGGTATTGGCGTTGCCCTTGCGGCTAATTCAGCAACGTCTCTATCAAAATCCGGCGATGGTGGTACGTCGACAGTAATCGGTCTTCCGTCTGGCCCCAATAACTCACCCCTCGGACCTGGTACCGTTCGCGTTCTGCTGGCCAACCCGCCACGAACGCGTCGAGCCGCGCCCCCAGGCACACCGACAACATTTCCATCTTCGTCCCTCATTACGGATATTGCGCCATCAATGCTGGAAATTTCTTCCAATATGCTTGCGCTCGCCCGCTTTGCTATTTCAACGATGGCGCGTCCGATTGCTGGCGTAAAATCAAAACAGTTACTGCCGACTTCATCCGTAAACTGATTTGCTGCCGGAACACCCGGGGGACACCTCATCCTTCCGTCCGGGTCAAGAATTATTCCTACCGCTCGCGCTGCTGCCTGACCGATATTTCCGCCGACTCGACCAATAGATTGACCAAGAGCCTTGACCTCTATCTGTCCAGTTCTCTTGTTCTTCTTTGCTGGCCTAGCGATGATTTTGGGTTGATTTTTTCGTGACGCAAGGTATTTCCTAACCTCTTCGTTGTATTTGTCTGGAGCCACAACTTTGGGTATGTCAAGCCACCCAACGTTTGCAACATCACCCATTTGCCCATCAAGATTCCATCGAGGCTTTGTTTCAAAATACTGATTCGGCTTTTTGGTCGCCTTGGGGTCGTAGCAATAAATGCCCAGACGCCGGAATTTTAATTCCTTTTGACGTTTGGCTTTATTATCTGCCGCCGCGTTTCTTGCCGAACCGCCGCCGCGCCCTTTACCCATTGCAGCCTTGACTGCGTAGTCGGCGGAAAATGGATAGACACTCAGCAACTGACGAACTTCGACAAAGTCGTTAATTCGTTCCCTAATTGATTTTTCGATGACTGGCGCGAATCGTCCGCTCGTGATGGTACGAGATACGACTACTTTACGCTCCTGCATGGCAGGCACCTTTTCCTAGTCGATTATTACGACTCTGGTGTGTTTTTTTGTTCCTCAACCTCTGCATTGAGTAACTCAAATTCCAACAGTTGAGACATAAAATTGTCGTCAATGGTTTTGTCATCTGCTGTTTCGGACGACTTCGAGCCAACGACCCACGTTGCCGGAATCATTGATTCGGCGCCGAGGGCCTTTGCGCGCTTCATGATGTGGCGCTTTGCTGCCGACTTGTCTTTTGCGCGACCAAAAGCCTGAATTGCATTTGACAGGTCTTCCTTGCTTGCAATCGGGTATGAGCCGTCTGGGAGCGCAGAGCCCTCTTCGGCCATGCGCTCACGTTGCTCTGGTGAAAATGCGCGCTTTAGCGCAACCTCTGCAGCCTCGGCCTCAATTGCTTCCGCATCCTCTTCTTCGTATTTGTCGAATCCAAGAACTTCGCCATCGAGAGAGACGAAAACATCGTACGATTTACCATCGAGACCATCAATTTCAACTGCATAAGCGTCGTAGCCCTCGAATACATCTGGTTCGACAGCAACGACGTGGCCCTGAATTGACTTGGTTGCAATTTCTGCAGCGTCATTAAAATCAATCAGCATCATCTCGTCGACGAGTGATTTTTGTTCAAATGCGTTATTGTCCAACTTGTGCCATCCAAGAACTTCGGCACTGGTTCCGTCAATGAAAACCTCGATTGGGCGACCGTCTTTGGCTTCAACGTCAATAACGAACATGTCGGCCTCTGCAGAATATCCTGAATCAAGGACCTTGCCGTCAAACATGTCCTCGGCGATTCCCTCTACATGAAGAAGTCCTGGCATTCCTTTTTCGGCCATGCAACCACCAACACAGTCGTCGCACACTGGCTGACCACCCGGATAGACCTTTCTGTCGATTGCGCATAGATAGCCGCGCGCACCGACATCTGCGGATTTGTATCCCATTGTGGACAGACGTCTTGATTTCATCTCTTCCATTTCGTCAGCGGGCTCTTCCTCTTCTTCCTCTTCATCTTCGTCTTCTGCTACTGCCTCATCGTCTTCTGCCGCTGCCTCATCGTCTTCGTCGTCTTCGTCGTCTTCGTCCTCCTCGTCGTCGTCTTCTTCTTCGTCTTCCATGGCGGCCTTCATCTTCATTGGCTTTTTCTTATAGCCCTTTTCTACCTCTTCTTCGTCTTCACCTTCGGCATCAACCACTTCCTGCTGGTCATCCATTTCCTCGTCGTCAGCCATCGGCATAGCCTTCATTTGAACAGGCATGGCGCCACATTTTGCGCACACTTTCGCACCAGGCGCGTAACCACAACCTTCAGCATTAACACCTTTTGCACACTTGAGTACCGAGCCGTCGCTGTCCAACTTAACAACCGCGTTCTTGTCGTAATCCATTGTGATGGCTCCTTGTTATCTCGAGACGACAATAGCACGCGCCGTGCCGACCCGTTGTATTAAGAATCGTTTCAAAAAATTATACTTCACGGAGTTAGCCCGCCGTGAAGTAATTGCAATTTTGCCCTTCTTCGCTTTACTTATCTGCCGGCATGGAACTTTTGTCAACAAACGTTGACATAGCCGCAGAAGCAACTTTTTCAAGCAATTCTGCAAAAATTTCCCCACGAGTTCCAACACCACCATCCTTCCCGGCAGTTTTTTGTCTGTCGATTACGGCCATCACCGCATCAAGAATTTTGTCTGCTTCGTCCGCGGTAATTTTTATTGAGCCAACGTTTGTTCTTTTTGACCCTGCTGTAAATGCTCCTGCTTCGTATTTCTTTATTTTTTCTTGAAGTATTGTCAGGCCCTTTTTGGTTGAGTCAGAATCTGCACTTCTAATCTCCTTCGACAGAGAATCGTCTATTTTTCTCCACCAAGTGGATTCATTGGTTATCTCTGTTCTGGGTGCCTTTTCTGTTGAAGAGGCAAGCCCCCGAGCCTGTTTTTTGCGTCTATTTGACTTTTGGAATGCCCTGGCTTTGGCTGTGCTACTTTCCAAACCAGAAATACTGTCGAGTGCGGTTTCTTCATCAAATTCCGTCAAATCCCCTGTTCCGTCGTCTCCATATATTTCATCTATGTTGGCGCCAGCAGATATGTCGTCATCATCGTCGTCTAAGCCATATCTTTCGGCGCGTCTCCCTCGACGTCTCAATTCTTCTCCTGCTTCAGTCGAAAATCCTCCACCACCAGCGCTTTCTACATTTTCTGCATCCAATTCGTCTTCGGAATCCCTGGCCCTTCCCTGACCGCGTTCAAGATTTTGATTGACGCGATACATGAACTCTAGAAGTTCTTTCTCCTTCTTGGTCATTTTTCTAGTTTGTCTCACTTCTTTTATTGGGTCGTATTCCACAAGCGATTCGGCAAGTTCCGCTAGTCCGTTGTCCAATTCTTCGATTGCATCTTTAAAGTTTTGTGGTGTCGGCTCAACCCCATCTTCCGGATAGACAGTTGAAACAATCTTGTCAGCAATATCTCTTACGGCGTTACCAAACTCTTCGTCAACACCATTCATTTTGGAACCCAAACTCACCGTTTCTGCCCACGCCTTAATTTCTCTTTCTTCGGTGCGCAATTTTGTTGGTGGTGTTTTTGGCGCTGTGGGTTTCGGCTTTGGCTTTGGCGTGTCTTGAGTACTTGGTTCGGGCTCTGTTGGTTTTATGGCCCTAACCTTCTTTGCCTCATCTCTTTCTCTATCTTCATCTTTTCGCATCGTTTGTTCAATCAGATAATCATCCAAACTTCTGATTGACTTTTGCCATCGCGAACTCCTATTCAATGTTTCAAGTTTTTTTCTATTGTCGCCGAACCAGGCCAACTGCTCGTCTACATCCATTTCCTTCCAATTTTTAGGAAATATTTCCGCCTTGATATAGGGTTCAAGCAAATCTACTTTCTCGCCATCAATCTTCTTTTCGTAGACAATCTCTGGCGGATTTCCCCGTACTTCAAATGGGGAGTGTTGTATTCCTTTACCATCTTTATCACGTGGCCATGGAGTTCCGACTTCCTTACCTCGGGCTGCGCTGACTTTGCCACCACGAGTGTCAACACCACGCTGAAGTCTTTGTTTGGCCTTCTCTGAATCTGACCGTATTTTCCTAATTCTCTCCCCTCGTTGTGTGAGTCGCCCAATCGGACTGTCTTGTTCGTCCAGTTCTCTGTCGCGCGCCTCACCCTGTTCCAAGGTGAGTGTGTTTTTCGTTTGTTTATTTGTTCTAAAATATTCGCCCTTTTCAATAAGTTCGTTTAGAACTTCAAATGGCGTTCTTCCTTTTTCCATTTTTCTTTCTTTTTGTTGATGTTTACCGCTTTTTTCAAGGCCATCTTTGACTTGTGGCCACGCCGCACGCAACTCTTCCAACATTTTTTCGTCGATATCAGGCAAATGGTCTTGCGTTTGCTTTGGTCTTGTTAAACCAGTTGGTGCCCCAAACTCATTTACTTCTGGTGTAAGTTCCGTATATCGCTTGGCTTCCTTTATCGCTTTGGCAATTCTTCTGACTATGTGGTCATCTGGCAACGACGCGCCATCTTCTTTCAAAAAATCTTCAAACATTCTTTCAATTTTTGGTTTTGTTTTTCTTGGGATTAAGAAGGGAACGATTGTTCGCCCCTTCCTTTGTGCCGTTATGTACCAGGGTTCGCCGCCCTGCCATTTGGGTTTTTTGGGTGGAGTGTTGTCCGCGGGGGGGTTTGTTTCAGACCTCAGTCCCTGTGTGGCAAATCTTGTTGGGTCTGGCATTTCTCGCCACGTACCATCAAAAATCATTCCGTCGCCGTCGAGGTCGCGACGCTTTCGAGGGTCAAGTACCCCTTCGATTCTGGCTAGCGCGGCCCTGCCGCGCCTAACTTTTCCCCCACCACCGATGCCCCTACCGATTCTTCCAAGCAATGACTTGGTTGCGTTTTCCACCGCCTCATAAGCATCTCCAATTAGAGGAGAGGAAATAACGATGCCGTCCTCCGTCACGTACGATTCAATCCTGTGATAATCAAACACCGGGTCAAGCGCCTGCTTCGTGGAAAAAGCGTCTTCAGGTGAGCAAGGGATTACCCAAACGTCAACGTCATGAGACTTTGTGTCCAGAAGTTCATTAAGGGAAGTTGTTATATCAAGTAATTTTTGCGTGATTTCATTATGTTCAGCAGCACTAACCTTGCTGAGGAAAATTGACTCAAGACTTTCCTCTTCAGACTTGGACGAATCAAAAAACCCGCTTTGAATTCCTGAGTTGCCATATCTCACTGGAATAATCGGACCCTCTGGTCTACTCGGTTTTTGTGCCACGCCAGGAAAATTTGGAATTCTTGGCGTTGCTTGTTGACCTGGGGTTGGTCGACCAGAACTCGGCATGCCCGCCATTGGTCTATTGATGAGCATTGGCGTTACAATTTTTTCTGGTTTACCAAACATGTATTGTTCGCCATCAAAGTAATAACCAAGACGAAACATTCCCTTACCTGGTTTTAGGAAAGTTACAGAACTTTCCGTTGCTTTCATTATCTTCACTGGTCCATTTGTTCTTGCGGCTAATTCGTTTTGTAGTGCAATAAGTTTGTCGCCATTGATTGGTTGAGCAACGCCTTGAAGAAATGGGTCCGATGGTTGTTTTGGTTTTTCTTCAAGAATCATCACCCCTACAGCCGGCATTTCATGATTTTTTTCATCACTCTTTACCGATATTGTTCCAGTCAACTGATTGGCCCCATGCAAAACAGGACTCAACTCGTAAAGTTCAACTTCACGTAGAACGTTTGCCTGTTTGCTGTTGTCATAGATGGCATCAAGAGTCTTGTAGCCAATAGACCATTCCTGCTCTTCTCCAAAAAAGGCAACGTTAGTAAATGCCTCTCGGCCCTTTTCTGAATTTAAATTGAACTGCACCTTGGCATATAGTCCACCAATCCCAGCAATTTTCATCTTTTGCGGAAGCCGTGGGTCATTTGGGGGAACTTCGTAGATTTCGAGAACCTTACCAATTGGGTCATTCCAATTGTGACCCCACACGACGCGTGGCTTTCTTCTCATCAAACTTTTGGCAAAGGCACCCGTAACCACAATGTCGCCGACACTGTCCTTATTGCCTATCCCGGCCACAAAACATTCGACAATTCCCTGCGCTTCATCAATGTTGAACTGACCAGAATTGGATTTAAAAAGAATGTCTTGCATCTTGATTCCTTTGCGCCCTAGTAATAATAAGCGAAAATTACGTTTGTTGATTGGAAGTATTTCTGTAATCCCTGACTAAATACAGAAATTAGTTAGCGAATGTCCACGCCCTACGTGCCTCGGCAAGAGAAATTTCATTAACGGTTTTAGCGAGGATGTTAGAGAAAATACCAACGCAACTAGACCTAAAGTGGGCGTTCCTTTGCTCTTCGTCTTTGATAGAAAGACTTGAGCCATACGAGAATTCCAGTGCAGCAAATGTTGATGCGTTGACTTGTTTGAATCTTTCGATTTGCGCGTCTAGGTGGGCGAGAGTATCCGAAGGGTCAAGGGATTTTGTAGAAATATCCAAGCCGTCTGCGATTATTGTAGATAGAACAGGGCGAATATCTTCGTCGACCTGCCTATCCCATGTTTCGCTGTTGAAGACAGATTCAACAATGAAACTCCCACTTGATATCGCCTTCCTTGCTCTTGCGCCACCAATTTTTTCTAGCGTTACCCTTTGTTGACGCTCAACAACTCTTTCAAATGCTCGATTAAGGATTGATGTCCAACGTTGCAGTGAAACACTGTCTTCCTTAGTTTCAATGACTTCAAAAGAATCGACCGATGCTTGCTGTGCCGGTTGAACTGCTGCATTCTGCATCCCTTGTGGGGGTGGCGGCATTTCGGGTAGTGAGCCGCCAGGTGGGACACCCTGCTGTGCAAGTGAGCCAGCCATGGTGTTCGGGTCTAACGGACTTGGAATATTGCCCTGTGCGTCTGGCATTCCTGGGGGCTGTTGTGCGTTTGGGTCTCCAGGCATACCTGGCATACCTGGCATACCTGGCATACCTGGTGCGCCAGGCATTCCTGGCATTGCGCCTTGCGGTTGTTGCTCCATCTTCTTTTCCGTGTTCGCAATCGGTGTCAAGTTTGGATTCATCAACAGGGAGTCCGCAAGGTCGCTCTCCACCTTCTTGCGGCTTGTTGCGTCACGGTATTCGTTTGTGCTAATTAATCCCATTTGCACTTCTTCCATAAAATAACGAGAGCGTTCCTGTTTGTACAAAATAAGAACTGGAACGCTTGAGACATCAAAGTCCACATAGTTAACTTCATCAAGTTCGTCAAATGCGCGAGCAAGCAAATCCAGGTGGGGGAGCATTGTCTCATTCCAAAAGACTCGGTGCTCTTCTGCGGCGTTGCTAAATGTTCTACCAGAGGCATTTCCAATTACTGATTCCGGAACACCAAATGCAGCAAGAATTTCCTCTTTTTGTATCTGGCGCATCTGAACATATGCAGCATCTCGTGGATTTGCCGAAGTGTCGACATAATCAACACCATCATCTGACGAAATCACAGTTGTCACACCAGCGCGACCAACATTTCCCCTGAATCTATTTCTCAATTCGTCTTTGTCGTCGTCGTCGATTTCTCCCTTTACGACCAAAATCCCACCAGGCCTGCCGTCATTAATTAGATAGTTCCTGTTGTAAACCTTTGCCAAGTTCTCTATTTCTATTGCTATGCCAGCAGACTCCATGGGTGTCAACGAAAGGTATGGGTCGAGTGGATGTGGTCGACGAATCCAAAGAACGTCGTCTTTTTTTAAAATCATTTTCTCGCCAGTGGGCATATAAACTTCATAACCAGAAACAAATGTTTTTGGGTCGGGAATCGGCGCCGTAAATTGTGGAGGAAGCAAACTCAATCCAATCAGTCTTCCGTCTCTTCCTTTAATCTTTTCGATAAAAGCACCGCGAGAACTCATTAACAACTGTGATGACAACCTGTACCTAAATATGAATGCGTTTTCCGCATCGTTGGATTTTGTGTTGAATATCTCAATTAGTGGAGAGCGCAGCGCCCTTCTGCCGGTAAGAACTTGCCCATCCCTTGAATTATCTTTTCTTAGGATTACCGAAAGACGAGCCTGATTCCCAGCAATGGCATCCACGCATCTTTGCACCCAAGTTATTTTCTGAAAACCCTCTCGATATGCACGCTCTATGTCCCACATGTCGTGGTAGGCGCGCCCGGCGTAACTGGGATTCGTTGATATGGGGGCGCCGGGCCCCAGCGCCTTAATCGAGGCGTTCCCGAGCGATTTGTTTTTAGACGAGTTCCAAGCCATTTTTCAACTACTCAGCGCCCAATAGATATCCGAATACTCCACAGGTAACTCCCGCAACAATAAAACCGACAGGCGGCGCTATGAGAAAGCCTCCTATTGCAGTAAATAGTATAAATGACGCCATCAATATATTTGCGAAGGTTGGTCTGTTGGCTCTGGTTCGCAGAAAATTAAACACCTTACTCATGTCCCCAAACTAGCGCATGTCGTGGTCTACGATTGAATGGTGACTAAAGATTGGAACAAAGTCCTTGAATATCTAGAACCCAAAGCACCGTCTTTTTGTCCTGAAAAGCCGTCAATAAATCAAAGAGTTTTTTTAAGAACATACTCAATCGAGGCCTTGTTTGGTGGTGCTGCTGGCGGGGGAAAATCCTCAGCGCTATTGATGGCAGCCCTTCAATATGTTGATGTTCCTGGATATTCAGCGATTTTGTTTAGAAGAACTTTCGCTGACCTGTCTCTTCCCGGTGCCTTAATGGACAGATTCAGGTCTTGGGTAGGTCAATACGATGACGTTCACTGGAATAACAATAGTTTTGTCGCAACGTTTCCATCTGGGGCACGAGTTTCGTTCGGTTACCTAAATAACACAAATGACTATTTGCGATATAAGGGTTCAGAATTTCAATTCATCGGGATGGATGAAGTTACAGAAATTAGAGAGTCTGATTATCGGTATTTGTTTTCCCGACTTCGTCGCCCTGCTAGCGGTCCGTTGTCTGCTGTTCCGCTACGAATGAGATGTGCTTCCAACCCGGCCCCCAACTGGGTGAGACAAAGATTTATTGTCGAAGGAAAAGAAAAGAATAGGATTTTCGTTCCATCTCGTCTTACTGATAATCCAGGAATCGACGCCGATTCGTATCGGCAGGCGCTTTCGGCTCTTGACCCAATTGAACGCCGCCGACTCGAAGAGGGCGACTGGTGGTCCACGACCCTTGGGACTATGTTCGATAGAACATCAGTCATTATAATAGACAATGACGAAATACCAACCACCACGTCATCTGCTCGAGTCGTTCGGTTCTGGGACCTAGCGGCAACCGAACCGAGCCAGTCCACCCCCGACCCAGACTGGACCGTAGGAACCCTAATGATGTTCGACCAGGGGATTGCGCATGTACTGGATGTCAAGAAAAAGCGGGTTAAGGCCGACAAAGTCGAGCAATTCATAGCCCAAACCGCCTATGAGGACGGCGTTACCGTGCCAATCAGAATGGAGCAGGAACCGGGGTCTTCGGGTAAAGCCATTATCGACCAATTTGCCAGATATGTCCTTCCGGGCTTTGATTTTGGGGCAATTCGGTCCACTGGGGACAAAATAACCAGGGCTAGGCCATTTGCAGCCGCCCTTGCCAACGGCAACGTAAAAGTCGTCAGGGGTGCCTGGATTGGCGATTGGCTGGATGAATTATCGGCTTTTCCTGAATCGGCCCCCCACGACGACCAGGTCGACTCGGCTACGGGGGCCTTCAATTATTTGACTGGTTTGGGGTTGCCACAGAGGAGAAAAGTCAGTATCGTGGTGTGAGTTAGTTACACACTATTAGGAGATACTGATGACACTGGATACTTCTGTCTTTGACAAATGGCGCAAGGACATTATGGAAATTGATGCCCTGCTGGATGAATACATCCGCACAACACCAGACATTGCAGAAGCGGGCGAGATGCTCGTGCAATTGAACATGGTCAAACGTGATATGGGAATCATCTACGACTCATTTGCTGGCAAGGTCGGCATGCTCATGGGCAACCGTGGTCTTGTTGAAACACAGTCTGGCGCTTCCATTGAAAAGAAGAGCGCAACAGACCGCAAGAAATGGGACCACAGCAAACTTGCAACACGAGTAGCCGAACGCCTGAATGAAATGTCGGTTGACATGGACACTGGTGAGCGCACTATGACGGCAACCCAAATGGTTGAAAAACTGCTTGATTATGCTGCCGTTTCATACTGGCGCGTTGGCAAGTTGGGAGAACTGGGTATCAACCCTGACCTATATTGTGAACAAGGCGAACACAAAACAAACGTCATCGTCCGATTGGGGGACAAAAACAAATGAGCGATATTTACAATCGTCTATCTGAACCATTTCCGCAGGAGATGGAAAAGGTAATCAACAAGGGCGGGGTCAATCTGACCTATATCCCTGTTAGTGAAGTTATCAACCGCTTAAACAAGGTACTTGGTGTTGACAAGTGGTCGATGACCATTCAGAGTTGCCACCGTGACCCCAATGACCCTGAATTTGTGATAGCGCATGTTCGCATTGAGTATTTTCTCACTGAATTCAGCACGATTACTCGTGATGGAATCGGTGGACAGAAAATCAAGCGCACCAAGTCGGGTGCGATTCTAGATTTGGGCGACGAATTTAAGGGCGCCATTTCTGATGCCGTGAAGAAGGCCGCAC